CGCAGTTACGAACTAATGAGGTTAATGCTTTTGGCTTACGGCCCATATCCCCCTTCATGTCACCAGCTTGGAACTGATTAATGTCGGTAGGGGTAAGCAACATACCCAATGAGTCTATGACAAATAGGACCTTAGGACGTTCTGCCATTTCTTTGTACTCTTTCATGAACTCGTGAATGGTTTTAGCCACATCATCGATCATTGCCATGTTGAGTTTAAGAAGTTTGTCTTCGGCGGTGTCTACACCAAGTGCGTGTAGCCATTTTTCATCCAGCGCATTTTCAGTATCAATCAAGATAACATAAATGCCCTGTGCTTGTGCGTTGCGTACTAGATTACCTGAACAGATAAAGCTCTTACCTGCACCACTTTCTCCAGCAAACACAGTAACCTTACCCAAAGGAATACCTTTGTTAAAATCACCGCTGATTAGGTAGTTAAGTGTAAAGTTGCCTGTACTAACCCAATCTGTAGGATCGTTAAATCCCACGCCAAGTCCGTCGATAGACTTGGTCAAAGTTTTTCTAAATTTTGATAAGTCGAATGCTTTAGTAGCCATAATTATTCACCCTTTGGTAGTTTCTTTGGACTTACAACAATGTCAGTACGACCAATTGCTATAAGCCAAGTGTTTAGTCTGTTAATTATAACAGAATCATCCTTGGGGTTGTCAAATCTAACATCAATGTCTGCTACTGTGTCGCCTGTCTGATCTTCTCTGCTGTTAAAACTCAGAGAGAAGTTCTCATTAATTTTTTGTACTCTTGCCATTATTATTCTCCTAATAGATGTGAGAACCAGGGCGTATGACTAAGTCACAGAGGCCCAAGCCGTGTTTTTTTTACTTCTGACGATTGCGAATCATTGCCAAGATGTCTTGGGCACGTGAGTCACCACCGCCACTTGCTTCAGCCGCTGATGCTGGAGCAGGAGTAGCTTTTGCTACTGGAGCAGGAGCATCTTCGTCATCGTGTGATGCCGCTGGAGCTGCCTTAGGAGTTGATGTTTTTTGTGGATCACCAGTGTTTTGGCTCATGCCAGCTGGTTTGAAATATTGACCCCAACGTTCCATATCGTATGGATCGCCATCGACTGACGCTTCGAACATCTCCTTCATAACCTTTAGCTCAACATCAGTTGGCTTCTTAGGTAGGAAGTCGTTCAAATTAAACAAACCATGAGTCTTAATAGCGGCTTGTTCTTCATCACTCAATGGACGCTCACGACGACCCCATGATGAAGTTGAGTAATCAGCGTAACCGCCTTTTGAACCTTTCTTCATACGATAGTCAATACCGTGTACATAGTCTGTTGGCAAGTCTTCCAACTCTGGATCAACCAATGCCGCACGGATTGATGTAAAGATCTGAGGACCAATAATAAATCTACGGATTGGGTTTGTTGCTGTTTCTTTTTCTTTTAGCCCGTCTTCGACAACGAAACCTTGGAAAATATAACTACGTTTCTTCCAATACTTACGACCCATATCTTCTAATGCCGGGTCTTTAAACCACGCACGTACTTCAGATAAGATCGGGCAAGTATCGCCATACATTTCAACGCATGGTACTTGAACGATAGTTTGTTTGCTTTCTGATTCACCTTTGATCCCAGCGAATGGCAATTTGATCATTGCACGTTCAACCCAGAAAAATGTGTTATCGGCGTTACCATCTGGTAAGAATCGCAGTACGGATTCGTCGCCTTCTTTTAAATTCCAGAACGCATAAATGGAATTGTCTCCACCTGTTCTGTTATTGTCTGATCCTTTATTTTCGGATGCCTTAAGTTTTGCTCTAATTTCTGCCAAAGTTGCCATAATAGTTCTCCTTTATATATGCCTTTGTTTACTGCTCTTTTTGCCTAATATTGCTTTAAGATCTACTTAAAGCAAAAAGCGCATACAAGTAATTGTACACGCTTTTATTTAGTATAGCAAGAGAAATCTTGCTTTAAATGTGGTATTTTTATGCCAATTATCTTAGCCCGGCGATAGTTAACATCTTGTCCAAAAGTACTTTATCCGAACGACTCATAGTTTCTTGTAATGGTGCGCCAGTCTTTGGATCATACTTTCCACCATATTGTTTTGCCCATTCTGCTTGCTCTTTTCGGTTTATTGGAGCAGGCGGAACATTGCCCGATGCGGCCGGTGCCGCTGGGGGTGTCGCAGTTACTGGTTTTGGTCCTTGGCCTGATGCGGCGGCTGCTTTGGCAGCTTTTTCTTCAGCTTGTTTTGCTAAGAACGCTTGATTCTGTGCTTGATATTCTGCTTGTCGTTGATTACGTTTGTCTGTTAAACTTCCAACAGCAACTTCTTTTCCAGATTGAGTTTTATATACTTCTTGCCCGTCTGCTCGGGTAGTTGTTGGAGCACCGGTTGGAGTCATAGTATTTGCTCGCTGTGCTTCGATATTGCTTCGCGCTTGTTGCGCAGAAATCATGTCTGGTGTAATTTCTGCCGGAGCAACTCCACCACGTTGAATAATTGCGGAGGCAGTTTTATCATTAGTTACTGGCTGACCAGTCTTCGCATCTTTAACAGGATTACCGTTAATGTCTAATCCGTATTGCTTCATTGCCGCTTGAGTCTGCGGGCCCATAATTCCGTCAGCTTTAATCTTTGCTCCCAGGCCAATTAATTTGTTTTGTAATGTTAATACTTTAGAATCCGATGGAGCAGGTGTCTTAGGAGGGGTTACTGCTGGCGGAGTTGGATTAGCCGCTTGTTGCGGAGCAGGTGTTTCGGCAGGTGCCGCTACAGGAGCATGTGCCGCTACAGGAGCAGGTGCCGCTACAGGAGCAGGTTGAGCAACTGGTTTGCCGCCGTTCGGTGCGCGAGCTAAAATATATTTGTCAGTTGGATCAGCGCCACCTAACCATTTTTTATCCTCTGGACTCATAGTATCCCATGCTGCCGCATGTGGAGTTCCGGCTGGCCAAGGATTAGTTACTCCATCGGCTTCTTTAATTATATTAATATATTCACGCAACGATTTCATATTAACCTCTTGCTAACTGTACAATACGTGCTAATGCTTGATCTTCATTGTAAGTTACAGATTCCATTGCTCCGGTGTAATCTCCCATAGCGTTATATGATCCGCTAACTGAAGCAGGAGCAGGTTTACCGCCTTGACCAAATTGTTTCATAGCCGCTTGTGTTGCTGGTCCCATGACACCGTCAGCTTTAATTTTTGCGCCTTTGGCAATTAAATCTTGTTGAATCTTTTGTACCGCTGGATCAGACTTAGCTGGAATTCTAGGCTTTGCCGCTTGTTGAGTGACCGGTGCCGCTGCAGTTTGAGGAGTAACAGGAAGCCCATTTTCTGGATTGATCATTTGTCCAGTTTTAGGATCTTTCATAGCTATCATTTGTCCTGTAGCAGGATCAACACCGTTGGCTCTTAACTTAGCATCTTGTGCGTTAACGGCATTAGCTGGATTTAATGGATCAGTAGTGTCTACTGGTGCCGCCGCAGGTGCTGGTGCCGCCGCAGGTGCCGCCGCAGGTGCTGGTGCCGCCGCAGGTGCCGCCGCCGGCTTTTTGCCGAATCCTAATGATCCTAGAAAGCCGCCATTGCTCGGAGCACGAGCTAAAATAATTTTATCTGTAGGATCAGCACCGCCTAGCCATTTTTGGTCTTCTGGGCTCAATTTTGCCCAAGCGGCTTCTTTAGCAGGATCTTTGCCAGCCCATGGATTAGCAGGCCCTGCTGGTGCTGGTGCTGGTGCTGGTGCAGCAATAGGACGTAATTTATTAGTGCCGTTATCATCGTACCATTCTTGTCCAGCTGGTGGTGTTGGTGCTCCCAGCCCTACAGGTGCACCCAGTGTGTTTCCTGCCTCATTAACCATATCAATATATTTTCTTAATAATCCGTTGAATTGTGACATATTCGTTATCCTTTTTTTATTTATTAGTTTTTGGGCATCAACGACATGATATGTTTCATCATATCTTGTGGGTTAAACTGACCGCTGTTACCTGGCAGTTGTACATTCTGGTTAGGAACTTGCCCTTGAAGCCCCTGGAATATACCGCCAATACCTTTTTGTATTTGTTGACCCATCTTGTCCGGGTCATTCAGGGTATCTACACCAAATTCTTGATCACCAATTTTTAATTTTGCGTTTTGAAACTGTTTCATTAGTTGTTGCAGTTTATCAAACTGTTCAGCATCCATGTTGCCAGAACTAGACGATGTGCTAGTAACATTTGCGCCAGGAGTTGCTTTCATTTGATTAAACATCGAATTAACATCACCGCCCATACCTTTCATCATATTAGAAAAATCTGGACCCTCTTCGTCAACTGTACGATCATTATGCGAAACACCGGCTAGTCGTAAAATAGCATGTTGCTCATGGTCAGCATTGCCTGCGCCCGGATCTTTCATGTCAATGAACTTTAATACTTTTCCTAATTCATCTTCTGCGACATCACCAAATGCGCCATCTTCAGCCGCTTTCTTTAATTTGATCTTAATACGCATTGCGCCCAACGGAAATGCTCCAGATTCTTTATCATAGAATCCGCTAATAAATTTGATCATTTCTTCAGTGCCATTTACTTCTGGTTCTAATCCAAACTCTGTAGGATCCATGCCGCACTCTTTGATTGCGTCATGTAATTTGATTTCTCTTGGACCCAAATCCATAGTGTGGTCGCCTGTAGCACCTTTGCTGATTGCCTTATGGATTAGTGCTTTCAAACGATCTTTTTCACCGCCAGGCTTCATTGGCTTTTTAAATGTGTTCTTTGGAGCATCGTGCGGAGTATGCTTGTGCCACGGTGCGTCATCTTCTTCACCTTCGGCAATCGGTGCCGCTGGCACTTCTGGGGGTAACGGTTCTGCTGGAGCACCTGCTGGTGGCGCAACTGGTGGCACTTCTGGCACAGGTTCTGGCGGAACCGCAGGTGCTGGTGCTGGTGTTGGAGCAGCCGCAGGTGCTGGTGTTGGAGCAACATCTGCTCCGCCTACTTCGCCGCTGTCGCCACCAAAATCAATTAGACCGTTTTGTAAAATTTCAGCAAGCTCTTCGTTATCCTGAGCTAATTCTGTTAACATAACTTCAATAGTAGTTGTTACATCTTTATCAGTGCTGTCTTTTGTAATTTGTTTTAGTTCTTCAATTTTAGCAATAAACGCAGGTAAAGGAATTAGTTTAGTTAATTCTTCTAGATTAATACCAGCAACACCTGGGGTTAGTTTATCAGCGGAAAATATTTGATTTACTTTTTTTAGGTTAGCCTGCTTAACATCTGGATTATGGTCAAAGATTCCTTGACCGTATTCATCTTGATCATCTTCGGTTACAATCGAATCCATAAAAGATTCAAATGCCAGTTCTGGATCTAAACTTTCATACATGTCAAACTCGTCTGCTCCAGGGATCTTTTTACCTGTTTCTATTTCATGTTGTTTGGCCGCATGTCTAGCTGACTTGCCTGCTTTTGCAGCAGAATCTTCATCAGGCTCGTCACTGTTAAAATGATCATCGTGACGTTTTTTATGTTCTTTGTAACGCTGATGCCAATCTGTTTTTATTGCCGCCTCAGTTCTAAATGATTCATCAACTAGGTCTTCGGCATTAAGTTCTAATACTGGTAATTCTGATTCATCAACAAATTTATAAATGTATGGGAACACTGCTTTTAAATCTTCGTTAAATGTACGAATAGTCAACCGATCGATTAGATCATTACTAATCTCTTCCGGGATCATTAATTCTTCTTGTTCTTCAAATGATTCTACAAATGATTCGTAGTATGCTGGACGCTGTAATTTATGAATTGTTTCTTTAATTTGGTCAATGCGATCTAATACACGATCAGTTACATTGCCCATTGCTTCGCTTACTTGTGCTTGACGATTAACATAACCTTTAAATTTGCGTAGACTTGCTAGTTCTTCTGATAAACTGCTGATGTGTTTGCCAATGCTATCATAAGGAGTACCGCCGTGCTTGATATGTTCTGCTAGAGCACGAGCACCATTCAAATGTTTGTAAGGATAACGAAAGCGTTCGCCTTGAGCATTTTCAATATAAATGCTGTCAATGTGCATTGTGCGGCCGGCAGCTAAATCTAAATTAACTGGTTGACTATGTTTAACAACTAGTCTTGCTTCACCTAGGTCTTGATAGCTCATGCGAGCATTACCATACATCTTATTTTCCATTATAGGTGCTTGTGGCATAACTGGTTCTTCCTTGGGCTTTGATTGATAATGGTAGTCACGCTTGTCTAAGCTGTCCTTACCTATGTTTTGTTCATCATATTTTAATAGACGTTTCTTGGCAAATATTCTAAGACCTTTTAAAAATTCACCGCAACGTGGGTGTTTTTTATCCACTAAATCACCGGCAAGTTGTACTACGATACCGTCATCTTCATCGAGTGTAATTGTAATAGTGCCTAATGACTCGCCATCTTCCTTGTATTCAAATTCAAAGAATCGACCTTGGTTCATTTCTTTTTTTCTAGTGATAACGTCCCCGGATTCGTTTCCAACTTGTATGTTAGGAAAGCGGGTTTGTATCTTACCGTAGAGGTCAAGCGCAATTTTGTCTAAATTAGATTCCATAGTATATTTATCAGATGTTTGAGGAAACAAATATGGGCAAGGGTGCTTGCCAGTCTTCGTCTAATGAGGATTCTATGGCAAGTTTAGCAAATACCGCAGGATCCCAATCTGCTAGTACTACAGTCATACGTACAATTAATAATAACGCTGACACTAAATCGTCGTGTTGTCCAGTTTTTGCTTTATAGGTCACACCCGCTGCAATAAACGTTTTAAGTTCACTTAGCAAGGCTTTACTGTTAATCTTCATTTGATCTTGTTCAATAAAGTATTTTAATCGACTACATGCTGATATTTTACTGCCATGTGTAGTGTTAAATCCCTTACGGAATTTACGTACATGTCCTTTTTTAACTGGCTCGCTAAGGAATAATCCTGGAAATGTGTCTTCGCCTAGGTTAGCAATTACCACTAGTGCGGCTTCACCTAAGGTGTTGTTTTCTACACTCCAGTAGATGCTGTTGGAGTAATCTTGGCTTATTTCGTCCTGGATATATCTAATTACATCTCTAAAGATTTTAACTTGATCTTGTATAATAGTTAAATTATGTTGCCACTCTGCGCACTGTACCATACTGGGCAATTCAAATACTTGTATACCAGCGTAGTCGCCGCCTGTACCTAAACTGGGATCTAACCCTACCAAGTAGGTGTTTCCCGGTGTTGGCTTTTTATACCAACGCACTTGTCCCATTTTAAATTGAGGCTCTTTGCCTGTCATTTCTGCTAGCTTGATACTGTTGATCAGCGTTTCATCAAATACCAAAAACTCACAACCGTATTCTCGACGGAAACGTTCTTCGCCGATGCGACCCATCTCAACAGATTTCCATTTCTCGTCTCTATCAGGATGTTCGTGCCACTCTGCTCTGAATCCGTGAAAACCGTTGCGACCCAGATTGTCTTCTCGCTCACTACCAAACTCGTCAAACAGGTCCTGTGACTCTTTCCAAATGTTGGCAAATGTATCTTCGTCACTGTTGGGCGTACTTGTGATAATCGCACGTCCACCAGTTGCTAGTGTCGGGGATATTGAAGTCCAAAACTCAGTGGCGATATTTGGTTGAACGAATGCAAACTCATCGCAATACAGTAGGGAAATTGACATACCACGACCAGTGTTGCCAGTTGTAGTAGCCGATACAATTCTTGATCCATTATCAAACTCCATTGACCCTTTGTTATAGTTTACAACACCGCTACGAATATAATCAGGGCATAATTCATATCCGTATCTAATACGCTGCATAATTTCCTGTGAGCCTGTGTATTTGTGTGCAGCAACTAGAATAGTTTGATCCGGGTGAAACATAGCATACCATAACAAGTATGCCGACGCACATGTAGTCTTGCCACTTTGGCGTGGCAGCATGTTTACATTGAATCGAAAGTCATGATAACTGTGTAGCAACCCTTCTTGATACTCGTATGGTTGAAACAACATCTTGCCTTTGACAGGATGTTGTATGTAAAAGAAATGTTTAGCAAAATATAAGTAACCAGTTTTAGGGTCAGCACAGGCAAGCAGATGTTTAATCTGCTCTTCTGAGAAGCGTTCAGTGGTATGCGCTTTTTTGGTTAATACGCCGTCAAGTGATTTTGCCATATGCTTATTTACATAAAAAAAGCACCCCTAAGAGTGCTTTTGATACTGCTGACGAAATTATATTAACGACCCTTAACGTGCTCGTAATGTGCGGCTAGTTGTTTAACTAGGCTCTCTGAAACACCCATTGGATTTCCACCGCCATTAACTTTCTCAGCTTCGCCACCCTTGCTGTGCATGTCATCACCTGTTGGTAATACTGAATTAATATTTAATGTGGTTTCGTCCGGATTTGTAGTAGCTGAACCAAACCCGCCATCATTTACATCTTCTTCGTATGATTCTTCTTCTGGTTCGCCGATCAAAATATCAGTTTCGCTGCTATGTCCGTGTTGTGGCTCATGCTCTGGACCGTCTTGGATATCTTTAAGAACATTTAATAAATCACGGATTCCACCGGCGCCACTGCCGTTCATACTAACATTCATAGTTACTGAATCGCTTTGCTTAGGAGCTTCGTGCCCCATTCCGCCCAACGGCATAATTCCCATTCCGCCACATTCATCAACTTTGCCTTCGTCGATTGATTTTATCTTTGTTAATAAGTCTTGAAAGTTCATATTATTTTCCTTTTCTTGGATCTGGATTTGAAACCTTACCAAGCGGACTCTTAGCAGATATTTTTATTTTTTCTGCTTTGACAATTTTTTCACTCGGGGCTTTCTTTGCTAAAATCTTTTCATTAACACCCTTGTATTGTGTTAATTTTTTTGTATGTGAGCCTAACTCTCTAAGCAAGCTCATTACTTGTTTGTCGCCAACTAACGATTGTCCATCTACTTCTTCAAGTGGTTTTTCTAAAAGTGCGTCACCTGAAAGATCATCATGTTCGTGGTTAAGAGCAAGCTCTTCTTCTTCTTTCAAACTACGTACACGAATATTTGCTGGAACAATTTTTAACTTGTTAGCAACTGCTTCTCTAACTGCTACAGTATTTGTTGGATAACTTACTGTTACATCAAAAATAGTTACACCAACGTTTTCTAATTTTGGAAAGTCAACTTGTTTTTCTGTAATAGGGGTAGTTTTGCCATCTGAGCAGGATTCAACTTTATATTGTGCTAACGCTTCTTTAATAGTTGCGGCACAATCTTTAGGGCAATCGCCCGCGATTTTAATCTTAAATTCGTAAACTTGTTTGCTTTCGATGACGTATTGTTTAAATGATTTCATTGTGTAATCCCAGTATTGTATTTATTTCATATTCTTTAATCTTTCGATCAAACTGTTGCGATCTGCTACAATAAAGCCATCACCTTGGATATTAACACTATTGTCTTCTTGATTAGCATCTTGATCAAGTTTAGCTTTCTTTAGCTGTAGTTCAATCATCTTGAGTTTTTTGTCTATTTTTGCGGCTTTAGCGTCAATAGCGTTCTTAAGCATACCGCCTGCTACTTCAAAAATACGACCACTATAACGTGCTTCGACGTTCATACCTAGATCCATTAGGTCGTCGTAGGCATCAGTGGCACGTTGCGCTAGTGCGTCAAATTCTGAATCAGCGGCATCACCTAGTCCTTTGACTGCGGGCAAGCTAGCTGAAATTTTGTCAAATTCTTCCATGCTACGTAAAAATGTATCAGGTTTTTCGTTGGCAGCTTTTTGCTTCTTTTTTTCTTCTGCCTTGATAAGTTCTTTACTTGCAGGCAGATTCAAAAGTTCTTCAAGTTTTTTCATACTAATACTTATCAGTTAAGGCCGTTCGTCAGGTTCAAAAATCTGTATATCTTTAAGTTTAGTTCCGCTCTTATATTGTGAGGTCCAAATATATCCGTCTATTAATCCTAATTTTTTACAAAACTCTGAATTAAACACACCGTCTATTCTTAATGTAAATTTATTTTCGCTTTCAGTATCTACACCGTGATTATCAGCGGCATTAAATGTATACACTGGGCAATTATAATAGATTTTTTCTTTCTTTATCTCATCGTATACAAAAGCAGGCCTGTTTTTAGTAAATTGAATTGAAATATGATGCATCTTACTAGGTAATAATCCACTATCTCGGTGTATACAAACTGGATTGTTTTTAGAATTTTCAAAAATTACAATTCTTCCTATCTCATCAAAAATGTTCCACGATTTAATCCAATTGTCAAGCAATGGAGTGTTTTCAATCCTTTCTCCGTTAGACTGAATTTTTGTAAAGTCAACAGCTCCCGATGCATTTCTAGAATTAAGATTTGGCCTCATAATAAACGTCATATTATTCCAACTAGGCTTTGCTAAACCAGTATTGTATACATAAGAGGTTATTTCTATATTTGTTTTTAAAGAAGCTCTAATATTTTCGGGAATGTATTGTTCAGCTCTCCATACATAGTAAGTTAAATATTTTTGATTGTTAATATCTTCAGGCACGTATGTGCTGTTATATGCATGATGAGATACTTTAGGATTTTTTATAATTTGTAATAGCTCTTGTTCAACGTCTCTAGCTTGAGTAGAGTCAACGTTAATAATATCAGAGAGATCAAAAAACGGATTTCCGCCTGTACCCATGCCAAGGATTCCAACTTCGTACCATTTAATAATCTTATATTGGAATTCTGGATTGATTTGTTTAAAACACAATATGGATGAGCGATCTTGATGTGGCATAACAATACTTATCGATTAAGTCTGTTGAAATAAATCATTTTCATTGACAATGCGGAACTTTATACCCTGTTGTCTACACCACATTGTGGCCGCGGCCCACTTGGCTTGATTCTTGACAAACTGTGCTTGATTGTATTTGTTTTTGCCCACACGCTCGATCAGCGTCTGGCTTGCAGGCTTAATTTCAATAAGTTCTACAATCATACGATTTTTCTTGTCTACATACTGTATGAAGAAATCTGGAACGTATACTGTACTGCGACCAGTTAGCGGATCTCTGTAGGGTATTTGTATTGCTTCACTTGCCCATTTTTGTACACTTTCGTTAGTGTCACAAAATCGCATGAAACTCCATTCCCAACTACTGCGGTATACGGGTGTTTTAAGTCCGACATATTTGCCGGGGTTAGTCATAGTAAACTTACCACGTGCGAATTTGCTAGCCATGTTATACTAGAATGTTGCGTGATTCGTAGTTGTTGGCCAATGGAGCGATTCTATAACCTAAGAGGCTAATTTTTTCTCTATATGTGTTTAACACCTGCGCCACTACTTGACTTAATTGTATTTCATTAAGTTTTTTCAATGTATCGACTAATTCAAACACGTTGATATTATCTGCTCTTGCTTGATTTAACAACACAATGCTAGTGCTTCTTGCGCTGTCAGAATCGAACCCATGCTTTAAAAAAAACCCAACTACTGTGTCAATTTGATTGCTTGGAAAACTTATTTGATTTTGAAAAAATTTATCAAAAAATTGACGTACTTCAACCCCACTATCTCCGGCTGTTTGTGCTGGTAAATTTATTGCCATATTATAATCCTAAAACAACTTTTGTTGCTTGTACAGTATTACTAACAGCGTTTGCCACTGGAAACGCAATGCCCTGTATTCCGCTGACTCCTTGTTGTACTGTGTTTAGCAAACTACCTGCTGAATTAGGAGTAGATGGAGCAGGTATATTTTGTGAGTTCTGATAACCGTTGATAGTGGTGGTTAAATTATTGACAAACGATTGCGCATTGCCTTGGACATTTACATTAGATACAAAACTTGGACTTGCCGTTGATTGCGCACCGCCGCTGAGTGGGCTCGGCGATTGGTCGTAGTGTTCCGATCCAAACCCCGGAGGATCGTCAGGTGTCACCTTACCATTACCGTATACTACTGCTTCAAACATAATTGTTGCGGCGTTATCGTGAGCAGTGGCTTCGGTTGAACTCAACGGACCGTGATTCCAACTGGCTATAATTGGATTTTGTAACGTATAGCTGACATATTCATGACGTGCCATCTGATATATTGTTATTGAATTAAAAAACGGCAATGTACTACCGTTGTCAAAACCGTATGGTGTTTTAATATAATTAAAATTCTTAGTAGCAGTTCTACCATAAGCACCTGCTGTTTGTGCTGATATGCTGTCAGCAAAATAATATGTGTAATAGTTTTGCCACAGTTGATTAATTAATCCCATATTATCGTCGTGGAATTTAATATTTGCTGTGGTATACTTATGACCAGTTACCACGTTCTTTTTCCTATTATACTGATTAAGTGTTTCTGTAGTGATAGTAAAATTAGGAAGATCTACACTTTTAACCAACATGTTAATTTCATTTCTATGTCGTTGTACTAGATCAATACTTTTTAGTGCAGCTTCGTTAATACTAAACGATACGTGATATAAGAATTTTGTTTTTGGTAGTAATCTAAATTGATCGTCGACAAACAATCGTGCGGCATGCTGATAATCTTTTAGATTAACATTAGAAGAACTGTTTAAATATTGAGTAGGTGTAAAGGCCATAATAATATTTATTTAAAAAATAAACTACGTAGTTAACTAATTGTCAAGAAAAAACCCACTAGGGTGGGTTTTTATCTTACTTAACCGCCTAACTGACCACCACCACCGGTGATGTTTGTACTGCGAGTTTGTTTGAAGTTTGGTGTGCCTACTCCAGCACTAGCACCTATTTGAACACAGTTGTCTGGCTGGATTGTAATAGTAATTTCAGCTTGCGTTTGAACTGAATAGTCTAATGCGTCATAGTTTGCTGTTGTAACGTAGCAACCATAGCACTCCCAAGTTTCCAATGCTGTCGGAACTGAAGCGCCGTTGCCGCCGTCTAGCATTTCGATACGCATGGTAAACTTATAGTCACCACCGGAAGCTGCACTGCTTTGCTCATAGAAGTCAAACTGCTTTTGTAACTGCTCGCCGACCAACTTGCTAACAGCACCAGTCACGTCATCACGTAATTTGATTGCCATAGTAGACCATACCGGCTTACCAGCATAGTTAATCTTTGAGTTGTACACTTCCATTGTTTGGTTAGCAAACGTAACAGTTGGTCTAACTGCTGTTGCTACTTGTTTTGTAAGTTCTGTAGTACCAGCAGACACGCCAAAGTTTTCAAACTGAATTCTGAAACGATATTTTAGTTTTGGCATCAGCATACCTTGTGAGGCAGCTGATTGTCCTGATGCTAGTGGAACTGTAAATCTTGATAATGATGCGATTGACATATTTTTATGCTCCGTTTATATTAACCTAGACCCTTGATCTCGCCAGTATTCTTCAAGCGTAATGGAATGTAAATAAATTCCACTGCTTTGACTGGTTCGATAGCAACGTCTAGATATAGTTCACTACGATCAATTCTAGCCGGAGTGTTATTACTTGTGTCACACACTACTAGGTAGTCGTATAGTGCACGTTGTCCTACTAATTCTAGTAATAGACTTTCTGCTGCACCCTTAATTTCATTACGTGTAATTGTATCGTTTGGTTCAAATACATATGGTTTCGCCAACTGAGCAAACTGTCTACGTAGATAAATTACCAAACGTGCCACATTAATACGATCTAAACTACTTGCGTTTTTAGCACGAGTATATTGACCATAGTTGACTAAGCCTGTACCTGTAATAAATGTTAACGGATTAACTTTAATGCTTGCTAATGTATCACGTTGACCGTTATTTAATGCCACTGATTGGAACTCGCCTTCGCCGGTAATGTAACCAACTGCTGTTGCGTTAGTAATGCCACCTCGACGTGTACCAGCTGGAGCGAACCATGGATATGAAACATTATCGCTAAGAGCAATGGTACGTAACATCATGTGACTTGGTGGAACAACTACGTTGTTGCCAATGTTGTCACTGGTATAACCCCATGGATAGAAGAAGCCTAAATACTCGTCGCTTGATACAAGACCTTTTTCGTTGTCTTCTAATGCGCCGTTAACGTTGTTACCCCAGTTACTTAGTGTTGTAGCGTCTGGGTGTAAACGAGCAGGAGTATCAGCTACAACAAATGCTGTTAGTCCACGATCGTAGTTTAAGCTAACCATTTCGCCTACCAGCTCAGAATAACCTGGGCAAGCAATTAAGTTAAACACACGTGATTCTTCATCACGGATTTGTTGGTTAGCATTTACAAGAGCTTGTAACGCTTGAATAACAACTTTACGTTGTGCCTTGCGACCAAATGTTCCAGAACCATCTTCTTGGTTACCAGCTTCACTTACCCAACGATGTGGATAGTACTCACTCATTGACGGATCGCCAATTTGACGATGGTTGTCAGCTTCGACATTGATATAGTCACGTACAAAACGCTTAACGTTAAATCCTGAACGACGTAAGTTCCATAGCAACATACCTTTTGGATATAATGCTGGATCTGGAGCATCTGGATCTAAGAAATCATATGTTAATAGTTTAGCAATTGAATCTGGTTCAACATCATCACCTGCTCCTGACCAACGTGCGTCGTGGAATAAAATTCCTGATTCTGAACTCTGATCTGAATTGTCAACTAACACCCATTTTTTAGTTACATAGTTAAATTTATAAATCTTTGGAAAGTTTTCTAAATCACTAGTGTCAACCCAAAGATCACCGTTACTTAATGCTGTGCCGTCACTTTGTACAGTTGGGCGTGTTGCGCTAACAATCGGACCAGCTGGATCAGTTGCGTCACCGCCTGGAGCAGTTTGATTGTAATTTAAGTAACCGACCCAATGTGTTCCGTTATGAACCATCATATCAACTTCGTCGATCATTGAGTTGTACCATAATTTTCCATCAGCAGGGATAGTTGACGGAGCGGTCGCACTTGCGTTAGCAAAACCAATACGTGAACCAGCTCCGCCGATAACAGTTGACGACCATAAACTTGCTAGATACTTAGTATCATCTGTAGGATCGCTTGGATCTCTCCAAAGGTTACGTGTTGCTAAACCAGCATTGTCTGGACTAGAATGATAAGCTGTAAAGATGTGTGATAATTCAGCACCAGTTTCACTGCTGTCAACGATTCTAAAGTCTCCGCCCTGTTTGTGACTAATTGTAACTTTACCAGTTACTGCGTCATATTCAGCGTTGATATTAATCAATCCCGAACTACCAATCTGTGCCACTAATTCTTCAGCGTCAGCAGAGCCAGCTGTTGGCCCTAATGCTACAAAATAGATAGTAGCCGGACTACTTAATGTTGCTGAACCTGTTAAACTTTCTGAGATAACAAATGATACATCTCTGCCGGCAGTAAATGGGCTAGTTGACATATTCACAGACTGGATAGTTGTTGCGCCAACACCGGCACGATAGAATAATTTGAAGTTAGCTAGTTGTGGGCCAGTATGATTCATGCCGCCTTCGTCTGTATTATACTGTACGTAGATTGTTTTTAAAGGCAAGTTAATGCCGCCGCCTGCTGAATCTAAACTGGCCAATGCAGCATGATTGTTTGCGTATAAAGGCGCTGCCTTTTCAATCCAAGCACCAGATGCTGAATTATAATTCTTAACTCTCCAACGTGCTCCGTTATTTGGTTCAGTTGTTTTGATCCAAATTGAACCAGTTGGACGTGGTGTCGAGTCGAATGTTTTGTATTGTGGAACACTTGTGTGTGGCGCAATAGTTAACTTTGGAGGAGCATAGTAACCTGCTGTTAAGCCTAATGCTGATAGGCCAGCAGTGCCGCCCTGTGCTTCTATATGGATAGTTGTGCTATCACTATATAGTGCTAACTTTCCATTGACATTTTCAGCACTGATACCAAGCACGCCTAATGGAGCACTTGCGTTGATGGCTGTAATTAAACCAGCTAAGTTAACCGGATCATCAAATACATTAGTGTTAATTTTGATAGACTTACCAACACCTAATGTTGGTAGAGCTTGTGTACCAGTCACTGCTGGCCAACTTGCTACCCAGTCTGAGCTACCAACTTCTACCCATAAACCAAAAGAATTTTTAAAGTATACAGTATTTACGGTAGTAGTTGCGTCAATTGCGTAGTCGCCAACGTAGCCAATACTAGCACGTGGTGCGCTACCTGCGCCGTCTGATAATTTGCTTACTGATGTGATAACAGTTGGATATTTAATTGTAAATGTCTGGCCGCCAGTTGTTCTTGCGCTGGCGCTATTCCATTCAAAAATACCGTATTGTGTCGATGCTGTGTCGAACCAGTATGTGTTGTCTTCTGGCTCACCTAGCGGAGCATCAGCTAATGCATCTAGTTGATTCAAGTCAATATTAGCACGTACCACATACGCACGATTGCTTACACCTAGGTAACTGTATGCCGCTTGTAAACCATATTCGTTCTGTTCGCCAGCATGAATAGGGTTGTTGTTAGCATCAGTTTTAAACACAGGTGTACCAAATGTGTCTGCTAAATCTTTCTGACTTGTTAGTAGATAAACTTGGCCAGCGTTAGCGGCAAGTGTACCTCCAGCGATTCCGGTTGCTGATCCGTTTTGCTTGCTTTCAGCAGAGGCAACGATAATTAAAGGTGTTGTACCTGGTGCGGCAGGTGTATAGAAGCTTTCGTCTATTACGGTAACTGCTACGCCTGGTGAACTTAGTTGAGCCATTTTGTGATCTCCAATGAATACTATTTCTAATTGTATTTAGTGGATTTTGGCTTTTTGTATATGATATACAGTCTAGAAAAGGTTCTAAAAAGGCTTAAATAAAATATGAGACCATTGTGTGACTGCGGACTACGACCTGTTGCTGTTAACTACTATAAATTAGGTAAACCTTATTATAGAAGCCAGTGTGGTGCTTGCTCGCGAGGAGTTAAATTACCCAGATGGTTTACATCCGGATATCGACCTAAATCATCCTGTGACAAATGCGGATTTAAGAGTTCGCATAAAGAAGTATTTGCGGTATTCCATGTAGACGGCGATTTAAATAACTGTAGGCCTACAAACTTAAAAACAATATGTGCTAATTGTCAGCGGATATTACACAAAGAAGGTATTAAGTGGAAACAAGGTGATTTGATACCAGATCTTTAACTTGCTCAAATAAATCATCGATAGTAGTATCATTAGGAATCACTACGTCAAATTTGGTTCCGCACCACGCTGTTTCGCTAGCATGAATAGCAAATCTATCCAGATATCGTCGCTGAGAAATATCACCAGCATTTACTGCCACAGCATGATCGTACCATGCTGGATCTTCACCGCGTTTCACACGAACAACAATACCGCCGGCATCTTTAATTGATTTAATTTCGTTAGGAAAACGGCAGTCGCTGATAACAATATCGTCAGTACTAGTACGTAGTTTGTTTTCTAAACTGGCAATCCACATGTCATCGTGAAACCCATTACGACAAACTTCTGTACCCCAATACTGTAATACCCATCGTGGAGTTAGATTAGGCATGTTGAGTCGTTCTGCCCACCACGGATCTACTTGTTCGCGCCATTCTCGGGCTGATTTAGTGCGCCCTTCTAGCATGGTTCGATCCCAACCAAATACATGCGCCACTGCATCTTTTAAACTATTGGCAAAACTTTCTCGTCTAAAACCATGGAAATTTGTAAGATAATCGGCAATAGTATCTTTGCCGGAACCAATAAAACCGCACACACCTATAATCATATAGCACCCCTAATATAGTGCTAGTATATAACAGTTTTATTACAAGGTCAAATTATTTGTTAGCCAATAATGAATGTCATCGGGGTACCGCCTGACACTAGTTCTGCTAATTCTTTATCTAAGTTAGTCAGTTCTTCTTTGCCGGCAGACAGTAATGCCGCACCATTTAATGTGATGCCTCCGGATCCGGGGCCAGCAATAGATCCAAACTTAGAGCGTGCTTCTCCAAGCATTAGTTTACAAACTGCTAGAGTATAATCATATAACCATTGTTTGGCGTATATGTCTTGTAGTAGGATATAGTCTGGGCGATAGTTGTGTGTGCGCAACAGGATCTGTTCACCTTGAGCAAATGGGCGTTGGAGGATTGTTAGAGTATGGCTAGTCGGTTTCCATTTAAATTCAATGTAACTACCAAACATTCGACCTACTAATTTTTGATATCCGGCAAACATTTCGTATGTTGCTAACCCGCCCATCATACTGCCGCTCATTAAATAGGTGTTAGTGTAGGCCAAGTTGAATGGTTCGAACAATGTTCCACCTGCGCCTAACCCGCTACGTGAGCCAATTGCTCTACGAAATACGCTTTGTACTTCAATAATTTCATCAGGTAAACGATACTCGTTTTGGTCCTGAATTAGTTCTAAAAAACTATAACTTTCTTCTACACTATTACTACTACGTTGTCTAAAGCGATTAATAGCACGATTTAGTGCTGTTTCGTAATGTTTAGGATCTAGCTCTACTTCAACCATGCCGTCGCCTAGCATGTCGCGCACGTAGTCAAATACCTTATTTCGTTCAATTAAAGATGTAGAATCAGACATATTAGTTCTCCACTCATATTTAGCTAACGATAAATATCATATGCCACGCTTATCCCTATACAAGCCCGAACGAGGGCAAGACTACAAGTTTATAGATCGCCAGATTTCTGAGATGTTTCAGGTAGGAGCAACTGATGTTTACCTACACAAATATATTGGTTCTAATACTAGCGAAGCTAATGCTACGGCTGATCAGCCGCATTATGCCACCACGGCTGTAACTAACATACAGGATCTACTGTTTTTAGAAAACAGAGATCGCAAGTATGATTCAGAAATCTACAGAATTCGCGGTTTATACAATGTACAAAATATTGATTTTAATTTAAGTCAATTTGGATTGTTTATAGATAATGACACATTGTTTATGACTGTACATATTAACGATTTTATCAAATACATTGGACGCAAACCTATTAGTGGTGATGTAATGGAGATGCCGCATTTACGTGATCAGTTTGCGTTAAATGATTTTGAAGTAGGACTGCCGCGCTACTATGTCATTGAAGATGTGGGCCGTGCTAGTGAAGGTTTTAGTAGTACTTGGTATCCACATTTATATCGTTTAAAACTTAGAAAAGTTACAGACAATCAACAATTTGCTGATATCTTTAACAAACCTGTAGTTGATGCCAACGGTGATCCGTTATTAGATGCCGGTGGAAACCCGACTGGGCAAACGCTACGCGATTTGTTGAGTACCCATAACAAAGAATTAGCAGTTAACGACATTGTAGTGGCTCAAGCAGAAGCAGATGCTCCTAAGAGTGGATATGAAACTAGACAATTTTATACGCTAGCAGTTGATAATTTAGGCAAACCTATTTTAAATACTGCTGACGTAACTAGTCTTGATGCTAGTAACACTACTGTCACCGCACAAGAAAGTAATGCTAGACCAGTTAGAACAGGTTACACTGGATACTTAGTAGGTGACGGTTTTCCAGTTAACGGATACGATTTTGGACACGGCATTCAATTCCCAGAAAGCGCACAACAAGATGATTTCTTTTTGCGTACTGATTTTTTACCTAACAGGCTATTTAGATACGAACAAAATCGTTGGATTAAAGTTGAAGATGCAGTTCGCATGACAATGACTAACAATAATGCACGTCAAACATTAAAAACTAGCTTTATTAATAATGCTGACGCAATTTATAATCAACAAGTTGCTGTTGATGCTGTTAGCCTAACCGAAGGATCTCATATAATTAATACGACTATAAATTATATTGAAGCGCCATATATAATGATTAAACAGTCCATTACAGAAATTGGATTTACTATAGCTGACTATCCTGATCAAGTATTAATTTCTAGTTATCTAGTAGACTCAGTTGCCAAGGTTAGAATCACATTACCATTGACTAATTTATTAGATCCAACTACGCAACAGACAATTCCATATACAGAAGTATGGCAAGTTGGACTGTACAATAATAAAGAAGAAGTAAGACAGAGTTTATCAAAGGCTCTTAGACCAAAGGCGGATTTATAATGAAGCAATATATTTTGGAGGCTTCGGTTTAACACCGTTGTATCATTATTCTTCACTTTTATGACGGACAAATCCGTAGATATCTAACACAGACAATTCGTGTGCTAAGTAATTTTAGTGTAAAATACGGGGACGGTACTCTTGTGCGTATTCCAGTAATGTACGGCGATGCTGACAAACAAGTAGCTAACATTTTACGTCAAAATTCAGAAAACGTAGTTAATTCTACGCCACGTATTAGCGTATATATTTCAGCTTTAGATATTGACCGAGCAAGATTAAGTGATAGCACGTTTGTTGGTAAGTTACATTTTAGAGAACGCGATATTGACCAAGAAACTTATACTGTAGGCCAAGGTAAAAATTATACTGTTGAACGTATGATGCCTACTCCGTTTAAACTAACAATGAAATGTGACATCTGGTCAGCTAACGCAGATCAAAAATTACAAATACTTGAACAGCTACTTGTATTGTTTAATCCAAGTTTAGAATTACAAACTACTGATAACTATATTGACTGGACTAGCTTAACAGTTTTAGAACTTGCCAGTATGTCATGGAGTAGCAGATCAGTACCTATTGGTACGCAAGATGCTCCTATAGATATTGCTACACTGACATTAGATACTCCAATATGGATTAGTCCTCCAGCTAAGGTCAAACATCTTGGGGTCATTACTAGTGTAGTTACTAGTTTTTATCAGGATAGCACTACAGATTCTGGTGGGTATATTGAAGGGCTTGGTATTGATTTAGGCGGCGACACTACTACATTAAATAGTGAACTTACTAAAGATACCGTGACAATTAGCAATTATCATATACAAGTTTATAATAGCCAAGCACTGTTAATGGGCAAAAACGAAAATGCTGTCCCAAGAGAGCCAACGCTAGATATACCAATAAGACAAGGCGTTGGTCTAATATGGGATGAGCTGTTTAGCCAGCATCCTGGTATGTATAAAGCGGGTTCAAGCAGAATATTTTTAAACCAACCTACAGGATCTCCAGTCATTGGCACTATTGCTATAAGTGTAGTAGACCCTACAATACTACAAATTAACTGGGATCCGGATACATATCCTAAAGATGACTTGTTGACGGAAAATATTTTTAATGGTTACCAAAGTGTTAGAACCGGTAGCCCAGGTACATTTGATGCCATTATTGATCCAACTACTAAAGGACCAAGGGGTTCAGGCTTAGTTGATCCAACCACGGGCGTATCGGCACTTGGTGCTGGTACACGATATTTGCTGGTTGAGGACATAGGAGCAACTGTTAATGCCGACGGCCCGGATGCTTGGAAAAATAATGATGGAACAGATTTTACAGCCCACGCTAATGATATTATAGAGTGGAATGGCACAACTTGGCACATTATATTTGACGCTCAAGAAACAGGTCAACATCTTCTTCAAACAAATATATATACTGGCATACAGTACGTGTGGAATAACGTACAGTGGGCAAAGTCATTTGAAGGTGATTACAGAGTTGGCCAATGGAGAATAGAACTTTAAAAGATCGTATTGTTTGTAGCGGAGCATTGTTCTACGCTAAATCAACACGCCGAGTTCTATTGTTACAAAAGGCCCAAGGCAAACATGCCGGAACCTGGGGATTAGTGGGCGGGACCAATCTAATAGATGAAAACCCGTGGCAAGGACTCCAGCGTGAAATCAAAGAAGAAATTGGCACTCTGCCTAAAATTTTAAAAACAATTCCATTAGAAACATTTGTATCAAACGACAAAGTGTTTAATTTCCACACGTACTTGTGTGTAATAGAAAATGAGTTTATTCCTATTCTAAGTGACGAACATATTGCGTGGGGATGGTCAACTATTGATCATTCGCCTAAACCCTTACATCAAGGGCTTCGTAACAGCTTCAACAGTAAGACAATCCGTAATAAATTACAGACTGTCTTTGACCTAGTTGATATAATAACGCCTTAAGCCTGCGCTTCACCCCAACGAATAATAACGTTCGTAGAAATAGCAGTGCCTGACGTTTTATAAACGTTAATTGCTAGTACGTCTGGGCCGTTTGGATATGTTCCTCTACCGCCCAATGTAGTGTTGGTCAATTCTTTCAACTCACTTAAATCTAAACTACCAATTTGTCCAGGAGCCGCAATAAACGAAAATACAGTTTCACCTGGTTGTGCGTATGGCGGTAAACCAAATTGGAACGTAATAGTAGTTGCCGAACCAATTGAAATAATCGATGACTGTGTGAAGTTAACACGATAATACGCAGTGCCAGCAAACGATGATAACAAGCTAATGCTAGCAATCTTTGTTCCCGATGGAAACTTTGTCGGGTCAACAATTTCAGTACCAGTAGTTGCGCCATATGTTGTTGTTAATGTTTCCCATGAAGCTTGTGTAAAGTATAAGAACGATGTGTTAGTACTAATAACCGCTGGTGTAAACGCCACTGTTGCGTTTGCTGATATTGCGCTGGTAGCGGCCTTACTTAATAACAGTGTATAATAAGCAATAAATGTAAATGTTACAGATGCGCCAGGTGCTTGCGTTGCTAACAAGCTAGTGTTAAATGTAACAGTATAATAGTTAATACCGGCAAAAGTTCTTAATGCGCTAATTGTTTGTATCTGTGTTCCAACAGTAAATTTACCAGTATCATTTACAGTATTAGTAACAACTGCCGAACCAATCGGTAATGCCGCCCACGATGCTTGTGTAAAATTTAGTGAAATTGCGCCTGCTGTGGCAGCGCCAGTAGCTGAGAAAGTTACAATCGCTAGTGCGTTGTTATTTACAACGTTTCCTGTTGCGTTACCATTATAATTGATTACGGTAGATACGGTGAACGTTACAGTATTTGTTGCACATGCTGTAACAGTCCACGTACCGGCAGCTTGGGGAACGTTTGCGTTTGTCACCGTAATACTATCTCCAATGCTGTATGGCGCATAAGTTTGCACTACGTTAAAATATATAGTAACTGAAGTACTGTTAGATGCTTGTAGATAATACGTCGGTAAACTTGAAGTAACAGGATTGTGAGCTACAGTTGATACTGCGCTAGTTGTAATTGTATAATAGCTTTGTCCAGCCGCTACCGCAGGACCAGCAACGTTAGATACCGTTGTACCAGCAGGGAAATCAGCACTATATATACTAGAACCAACTCCACCATTTAATGCTGTCCACGATGCTTGAGTAAAGTATAGTGTATTTGAGGTAGCTGTAGTTTTAAAGAACGGGCTTGGAGGTATAGTTGCGGTACCGGTAATTAATCCTAATGTTGTAGCAACTGGAGTTGGGTTTGAGTTAATTGTTGATACAGTGGTACCTGCTGGATATTTAGTTTCAGACGCTGCCACACTAAAACCGGTGGATGCCCCTAAACTGTCCCAACTTGCTTTAGTTACGTACAATATACTTGAGCCCGATGATTGCGCAAACAACGCATTATTTGGCACAGTTGCGTTACCAGTTAAGGCAGCGGTAGTAGTGGCTGTTGATGTAGTTACACTTGCGCCACCGGCCCATGATACAGAACCTCCTGGTGCTACTTGCGCAAAGGATGGCTGTCCACCTGCTGAACTACCAGATAATCCCGACCATGAAATTGCGCTTGGATCAATTGGATAGTTTTGCGGGTTCAGTACACCTTCAACCACTAGGCCGCCAGTGCCCGTGTCTGAAGTAACCTCAATACCTTTTAGTAATAATTGCGCACGATTAATAAGTTCTCTATCACCTAAATCTCCGATAATAGCGTTTGAAACACTAGGAGCAAGACGGATTAAGAATGCTGTTTGTTTAGTTGTTGATACTTGAATACCAGTAGACGCATAGTTAAACAGGTATCCGCGATCTTCGTCAAATAGGCCGTCTGTTAACATAGCAGACCCCCAGTGACTAATAATAGGACTGATAGTATTACTTACTAAAATTACACCCGTATTAAATTCATGAGTAGTTGCGCTACCAGCCCTAAATGTACGCTGGGCGCCACCAACAAAGTTTACCATTGGGGCTCCGCGAGTACAACCAGTTAGGGTGTTTCCACTCTTTCCACTAAACGCAATTAATTCATTATCAATATAAACTATACCTGCTTCGGCTGGAAAACTGCTAGCATCTGTTAATGTTAGTGTAGTTTGTGTGGCAGATATTGAGTTTGCTAGTTTACTTTTTCCGCTTTCATTAATAACTTCATAACGGACTGGCATATTTCCAGAACGCATATATGCTTCAGTATTAACGTTACTATTACGTATTCTATGGAAGAAAATAAAGTTACCGTCGGACCCTCTTAACATAAAGTCAATAAATCCAACAGCGTACCATGACCATTGCATACCGATCATCTGCATCTTTGTAAGATCAACATTATATCCACTAGGACCAGTTCCGTCTAATCGATCAAGGTTAAATGCACTTTGTGGAATTATAAACTCTTGTACTAAACATGCTTTGGCTTGAACCGCATTTGATGCTCCTCTATAATCCGGAGTTACTGTCATAGTAGTGTTGCTGGTTACCGTCGTTACTACATGAGTCATACCCTTGATAGTAATTCGATCTCCTGCTTTAATCTGATCCCTAAAACGTGTGTTTGACCCAGTTACTAAATTGGTATCTTTTTGTACATTAACAGTTCCGCTCAACTGGAATGTACTGGTCCTACGACCAACAGCAAAATTTTGCCCGTCGTATTGGAAAAATAATCCGTTTTGATCATCAAACGTACCAGCACGTACTGTTGCGCCATGCCATTTTAATACTGATATAGTTACGTTAGTAGTTAGGATTGCTGTTGTATTTGCTAAGACCGTAGATGCTTGTACTTTTAATACTCGTTCGTTGATAATATCAGTTATAGTATATGTACCATTATATCCTTTAGTTTCAACACCGTCAATTCTAATTTGGCCGCCAACTTGACAACCGTGGTCTACATCGTCAGTGGTTACAGTAATAAATGACCCAATATTAGTACCATCAGCGGTTAGTGCTTGTAAGTTATAGCTTGGCGCAAATAATGCTCCAGTACAATAGTTAATTCCCTTACCAGATTGGTAACGAATATATTTCTTACTCATACGTATTGCTTGTACGCCGTGTTGCGGACCGCCTGTTCCTAATTGTACTCCGCCGTCGTACGGTCTATGAATAAAGTAGCTATCCGGGCGAGCATACACGATTCCTTGTAAAGCAGTCCCAGTGTCAATAGTACCCACGGCTCTAGCAGTATAACGTAATGTAGTTAACGATGGGACTGATTCTACATAGAACGGTCCTTTGGCTAGAGCATGATTAGTGCCGCCACTAGTGATATCAATCAGCATGTTTGAGCCGGGTACTAGCCCATGTGGACTAGCAAATGCTACTTGTAAAATAGCAATAGCTGCAGTGGCAATTGAAGTGCCGTCTGGTATTGAAGCTGTAGTAACGTCACTCAATGATACTGCTGACCAAAAGTCAATACTTGCGCCTAGTGCTGAAGTACCACTACTTGACACTCCAGTTATATCACCAGATAAGCCTGTGCTAGTGACTGTGATGGTTAAATCGTTAGCAGTAGTTGTTCCGCCAAAATTTGTTCCTATAATTTTAATTACATCGTTGGTACTATAATTGCCGCCCGTCAAATTAGGAACAACGGTAATATATGATCCGCCGCTACGTGTTACATCAAATGATGCTCCGGTACCGGTTGTTATTTTTGTACCGGTTAGTGCTGTAAATGTAGTGTCATTGGTGCCCGGTGCGCCAGCTGTATTAAATGTTAAAATATTGCCGCCACCGCTGGTTGCTGAAGTAACAGTAATTGTTAAGTTGTTTACTACATCAACACCGCCTAATGTGCTGCCTAAAAATGTTAGTGTGTCACCAAATAGATAATTATTACCTGACGCTACTATAGTTGCTACATAGCTGCCTGCGCTGGTTGCTATATTAAAGGTTGCGCCAGCACCTATACCGTTAGTAGATGACTGTGATCGGGTGGTGTATGATCGTTCTCCAATTACACTAGTTCCGTACAGAATTAATACGGCTGTTATTGTTCCCCCACCGTTGACTGATACTACTTTTATGACTAAATCGTTTGTTGGTGTTGCGCCACCTAACTGATCGCCACTAATTTTTATTTTAGTGTTGGCTACATAACTTGTTCCACCACTTACAATTTGTAAATTAGCGTATAGGCCATCGGTTCTATCCACGCTAAATGTTGCGCTTGTGCCGCCTGGCGTTACGTTAGTACCTGAAATATTTGTGTAAGTTTGTGTACTTCCTGAACGAGCAGTAGTTACTGGTTGAGTTAAATTAATATCTGAACCCGAAATGCTACTTACAAAAATAGCAGTACCAGATCCGTTATCAATAGCCATCCCTTCTAAAATTCCAGTCGGGTCACTTACATTTACTACAGTATCGCCAATATTAACTGGTAACCCAACGTTAGCTGTAAGCACCAATCCACCTGACCCAACGGTGCCTGACACCTGGGTACCTGGGTTAATGCCGGTACCGGTAATAGGAGCGCCTAATGCTGGCAATATTCCAGTAACCGCAAGTTGATCAGTGTTTATAGCGGTAATAAATTTTGTAGTGAACGATCCAATAACACCGTTACTTACTACAGAGAACGTTGGAGTACCAATGCTTGCTCCGGTATAGAATGCGCCTTTGCGTAACTGAGTATATGTTGTAGCTAGTACTTGTCCATTACTAGTGCCTACTTTAGCAGTAGCGTAGTATTGAAAGCTAGTCGCTGACGTTACATTAATAATAATAAATGTTCCTTCAGCACGGTTAAATCCTGTTATAGTATTGGCCAATGATCTAATAGTAATTGGTCCACCTGCAAGAAACCCGTGCGCACCTTGGGTCGTAACAGTTATCAACGATTCACCAACACCACCAGTGCCGGCACTAGCGTCTGTCGTTACACTAATTACTGCGGTGTCAGATCCGGGAATTTCGTATACCGATGGATACCCACGGGAAATACCAATTGCCTGCCACTTGGTTGGTTGTAGTCCGTATTCAAAGTCAGCGTCAAGCATCGATTGCGGTGCTGCAACACGCATACGTTCAATAGCATCAGTACCGTAATCGTACGGGCGAACTCGTTGTTCTTTTGCTTCTGTGAATATTTGTATATCGTCACTAACTGATGCTGTTGAAGTATCGGCTTCAAGTGTAATAGTAGTTACATAATCAGCTGTATTTCTATATGCTGGGAAATCATCGTCATACGGATCACCTACTCCACTATTACCGGTAGAGTCATATGAAATTGTTGCTCCAGCTGATGAGTCAGCAAAATTATATAAAATTGTGTTACTAGTTGAATTAGTAATTAGTAGTAATTGATTTAATGTGTACTTACCTTGTAGTTTAATAGTTGTTGGACCGTTAACTAATGTTGGGAGGCTTGTTAGACCGTTAGTTAAAACTGATATAAAACTGGTTGACAGTGAAGTTATTCTTGCTGTTGAAGCAGGCTCGTATGTAACACCTGATAATATAATTCTTGGTTGGTTTACTTGAAGTGGAGAATATACTGCTTGTGGTAAAATAGTATTATTAATAAGATCGCGAATAAATGTTTGCGCAGTAATTTCAGGCTTGCGGTCGCCGCCTAGTTGCGGAATATCACCATGCCAAAATTTACTAGCAATAAATCTAGTTCTTGCGTTGCCACCGTAACGTAGGTCATTCAAATATGCTTCAATTACGTATCCAATATCTCTAAAACATTTTGTTGAGTCAAATACATATCCAGCATAATTTTTTACTGAGTAAGTAGTTGCTGGAAGGGTTGATAGACCGCCTGGGATCACTGCGGTAATGATTGCGCCAAGGGCAGTAATTAGTGTAGTTACTCCTGCTTCAGATGCTGTGCCGCTAACATTTTGTGTGCTAGTAACTGGACTCTGCTGACTTACGTATAAAACTTTTGGTAAAATATAATTATTAATTAAATTTATAATCTGAGCGAACCCAAGTATTTCTTGAGTGGGGCTTATTAATTGCGCAACGCCGCCTTGCCAAAAGTTTTTAGCAATGTCAATAGTCTTTTCATTGCCACCGTATCTAATATCGTATATATAGGCATCAATTAACAAACCAGTATCACGTCTACATGACGCTGTACTGTATGTGTATCCGTACCAAGTACTACCAATTGCTGCAGCTGATACTTGTGCAGCTACCCACGCAATAATTTCATCTATTATAAATGCTTTATTATTTGTTAATAATGTAACGGCATTAGGTTTTAAGTTTGAAGCATTATCTAAAGCAATGTTGGCATTAATATATGCCACTGCTTCATTTTTAATAAATGTTTCGTTTGCTTCAATTAAAGAATACGCATTTGGATAGGCGTTACTATTACTTGAAACGCCCGGTAAAAAAACGTAATTTGCTATTCTTTGCTTTGCCATTTATATCTCCAGTCTTATATTTATGAGAGTGCTACTGCTAAAGCCGCGGCGTACGATTTAACGTTTATATTGCCGATGTATATATTAGTACTGGCTGTTAATGTGTTGAATGTTGCGTCACCGGGGGTAGTACCACCAATGTTCACGTTGTTAATTGTGCCAACTGTGCCGGATGTAATTGCTATTGCTCCGGTGGTTGATACTGTAATAGTTGCTGCAGAAATTGATACTGTTCCACTACTACTAACAGTTAACCCGGTTAATGTTCCCAAGGTTTGTAAACTACTATTAACAACAGTACTTCCAAGAGTTGTTGTGCTTAATGCTTGTAATCCGTTAAATGACAATCCGTTTGTAGTATCAATGCCGTTGGCAATTAACGCACCGGTTGAGTCGACGCTAAATCCAGGACTTCTAAACCCTGCCGTTGAGGTTAATTGTTTTTGTATTACGCTCATGATTGTTCCAGGTTACAACGATAGCTATATTTATTTGGTGTCATTACGTATAACCTTACGATTCTTGTTTAAGGTAAGTTATTGTTACCGTAATTTGCTGGCTACTACCGCTGTTATTAGTAATTCTTAAATACATATTAGTATTCACGGGATTTTCTGCATTAAATCCGATAACAGCAGGTGTAAAATAAGTTGTGGTTGCTGTAGTTGATATTGATTCAGCTATTACACCGCTTCCAGGAGTTGGATCCGTTGTGATTGCTCGACTACTATCGCTACTATATGCTAATGCGCTTGAATAAATTGAAACCCACGCACCAGCGGTAACTTGAATACTGTACAGTGCGTAGCCTTTAGCCGCTGTTACCGCGGCGCCAGTAACTTCCTGAGATGCTAATGTTCCTGTAGTTACAACCGCAGTAGTCCTACTGCTTGCGCTTGAAGTAGAAGAAATTACGCCGTTACTAATAGTAATAGTAGTCCCGTCAACTTTAACTCCACCGAGCGTACTTCCGCTACCTGTTCCTGCTATTGGTAATGTATACGTTACTCCGCCAGAGCCACCACCTTCAGTGTTGCCGCCCGCGCCGCCGGTATCTCCTGGGCCAGTGGACGCAATAGTCGCCGGCGTTAACGGATTAATAGCTTCGCCATAGAACACAAGTTTTGTAACTTTTACACCTGTAAACATTACATCAGTTGGTGATGCTTTTAATGTGAATATGCTGTTGGTTACAGACGCATCTAATATTATTAGTTCGTCATCAATGCTTGTTCGACCGTAAATAGTATAACTTGCTTGATCCGGTCTGGCCACTACATTTACATGCATTACTTCTTTTTTGTTAGAGTCGTGCTCTATAGTGAGCAAATATGTAGCTGTTGAAAACTCACCTACATACCAACTGTCAATTATTGTGTTTGGGTATACTTTTACCCACGGTCCTGCATAGGAAAAATTAGTTCCGTTTATTAATTTTAGGGTCTTGTTTAGCCCCTTTAAGAAAAAATTCGCAATATTCATTATATGCCCTTTACGTATTTAGCTGACTTAACAGAGCAAGTCTAAGCTATTCTCTGTAGGCAAGACCTTGAATATTGCCCGCTACTACCACTCTAGTACCAGTCGATTCCTGGGTAGGCACCATATGATTCAACCACGCAGGGAATATAATACCGTATCCAGTGCGTGGTTGGTAACAGTAATACGGCGGGTCCGGAAATACTAGCGGAGCAGATGATTCGTTGGCTGCTACATAATAGACAAAACTGAATAGATCTGGATGGTGTGAGTGGGTTATTGAATGTTGCCCTTTAGAGTACGATACTGCCCAACACGCAGTTATTTTAGTGTTTAATGTCATACGAGCATTGTCTAAATACCATTGTTGTACAATAGATTCTGCTCTACTAGCAATTGTGCGGAAAGATGTGTAATCTCGATGCATACACCAATCAGTCATTTGTGCCTGTACTCGTAAAGTGCTGCCTTGTTTATCACCTTGATATTGAGCAATATTTAAAACATCTTGGTGAATAATTTTACGTTGATGAACTGGCAGATTATCTAAGGAAAATTCCCATAGTTTTATTGGCACTGTTAAATCTACTAAAATTTCGTTTACAATAGGAGTAGTCATAATCATTCTTGTAAGGCAGTGCCTTCTATGTTACCAGCAACAACTATTCTTGGTGCTATAGAGTTATGAGGTAATACTTGATGAGTTAACCAACCAGGAAAAATAACCCCATATCCCTGTCTTGGTTGGTAGGAGTATCCAGGGTATCCTGGAAACAATAATGGTGTAGTGTTTTCATCAACTTGAACATAGTACGAAAACGCAAACAAGTCTGGACTGTGTTCATGCGGAATAGTTTGTTGTCCTATCTCGTAACTAGCATACCAACATGCTGTGAGGTTAGTAAGTAAGGTCATTCGGGCATTCATCATGAACCATTCTTGTATTACTGCTTCAGCTCGATCTGATATTTTTCGAAAGATTGGATATTCTCTGTGCATACACCATTGACTCATAGTAGTAGTTCGATCAGCTCGAGTTTTTTCAGGATCTCTATGACAATGCCCTTGTTTAACAATATCTAGGATTGAACTATGAATATCATTTTGAACATCTTTGCCGAGATGCTCAAGAGAAAACTCCCATATTCGAATTGGAACTTTTAGTTCAATGTTAATCTCAGTTACTATTGGTTGCATTAAACTACTTATGCAGGAATACCCTAGGCATTACGCATTATGGACTGTAGTCACATCTGTCTAATTTTAAGACACAAAAATTTAAATATAGAATGAAAAATCACACAACTAGTGAATGGTCTACACATTTTTATGTTGGGCAAGTAACTGCGCATGAACAAATAGTAACTAGTTTGACCCCATTTTTAAACGACGCTACTAATTTTGGAAACCCTTGGATATACTCAAATTGTAAGTCTACATGCCAGCAACACTCTAATTCATTAATCCCGTGGAACGTGTTTTATCAAGCAATACAACCAAACATTCAAGAGTATCTTAAAAGTCTAGAACCGTTATGTGAATATAAAATCCATAGTAACGAAGTTTGGATGAATCTATACGACCAAGGTGAGTACCAAGAAATACATGATCATGCTTTTCCTAACAGATCGTTTTCGTGTGCGTATATGTTAGAGCTACCTCAAGAGGAAAATTGTGGAGGTCAGTTAATTTTTGAAAATCCAAATTTTTCAATAGTACAAGCTACAGGTATAAACAGAATTTTTAATGCGTTCAGTCAAGGAAAGTTTATACCAAACATACAAGAAGGCACATTGGTAATTTTTCCAAGTTGGGCCTCGCATTATGTTTTACCCAACAAAAGCACGTCGCGCAGGATTACAATTAGTGCCAACTTTAGTATTGAAGGTGCGTACTAAAGGCTCAAAACTCTTGCTTCCTTATATAAAATATGCTAAATTATAGTGTATTATAATTATAGGACAACTTATGACTCAAAGACATAAAGCATTTTTTATCAACGGTGGCGCCGGCAGAGTAGTCTGTTCAATCCCTGCATTGGAAAAATACGCTGAAGAAAATGGCAATGATTTTATCATTGTATGTGAGGGCGGGACTGATTTTTATAAAGGTCATCCACTATTACATGCCAGAGCATACGACCACTGGCATAAAAACTTATTTGAAGACAAACTAATTAACATGGATTTAGTAACTCCTGAGCCATATCGTGTTTGGGAATACTTTAATCAAAAGTGCTCATTAGCACAGGCATTTGATATTCTTATTAACGATAAAGGTATTAGAGATTTACCTAAACCTACTATTCGGTTGTCAAACGAAGAGCTGTTTGGCGGGTTCAATGTTATCAAAGAAGTTAAAGAAAAAACTAAAAAAGATAAGATTATTGTGGTACAACCGTTTGGTCGAGGTGTTCGAGCTGAAAATAACTCAATCTTTGATCCGTCTGGCCGTAGCTTTGAGGGTGTTCATACTATCAATATTATTAGAAAACTTCAAAAGAACTTTGGCGTTATTTTAATGAGTGAAGTTGGCATTGATTTCCAACAACACGGTTGTAAAGATCTCGTAGCTCATCCACAAAATGTTAGTTTACGTCAATGGGCTGGCATTATTGCTGGCGCAGATTATTTCTTAGGGTGTGATTCTGTGGGGCAACATATGGCATATTCCTTGGATATACCTGCTACAGTAGTTGTAGGTTCAACATTTAGTATTAATGTGTCGTATCCAACTGCTGAAAAGTTTGATGTATTAGATATGGGCGGTACTGTTCGTAAATATAGTCCTATTAGAATTACTATGGACGAAGTGGCAGATCGCGGTAATGACGGGATTATGGCAATGAATGATAAGATTGAAGATGCTATTATTGCGTCAGTAAACAAGGGTGTTGCTAAATTCAAAAGACCTAGCCAGACCACTGAGCCCTTGATGATCACCGCTACTGCTCCAATATCTTGCTCGGCAACATAATTTATGAAAAGACTTTTTACCTTTGGATGTAGTTATACTAGTTACTCATGGCCTACTTGGGCTGATTTAATTAGTATAAATTTTGACTCTAGCAAAAACTGGGGGTTATCGGGCATTGGAAATCGAGCAATCGCAGAGCGAGTTGCCGAAGCAAATATTCGATACGGGTTTACTGAAGAAGATACTGTTATAGTACAATGGAGCAGTCACTTACGTCATGACTTTTTCCATATGCATAGTTTACCAGAACGAATTAGTCACTGGAAAACTAGCGGTAGTGTGTTTAATTACATTAACGAAAAGCTATACGGTAAAAAATGGATTGAAACATTTTTCTTTGAGCCAGCATATTTTATGCATACCTTAAATCACATAACACTTACACAAGGATTATTAAAATCCACAGGTTGTAAGTGGTATATGACCAGTATTGGCGACATTAGAAATATGGGCACTGACTTGCGGACTAATTCTGGTATTGGAGAGCATACTGATTTAGTAAGACCGTATGAATTAGGCATTGATAAAGTAGCCTGGACTAAAATTCCAGAACTTGCGGTATACGATAAACCAATTTGGCAAGATCATGCCGAGCACTGGTTAGCACCTATGGAACTAGTGGCTAAACAAACTCCAGAGTTAACTTACGATTTTGTCGATACTGTACTTAAAAATAAAAGATTTTTAGATACGCATCCAAGTGTGGCTCAACATCTAATATGGGTTAAGCAAGAGCTGACTGATAAGTTACAGCTATCAGATGAAACTATCGCAATTTGTGATGAACTAGCAGAGGCAATAAAGCACGTTCACGCTAAGTTTAATTTTAATAAACAATCGTTTGAACTTATGTTAGCAAAACGCACTAATTTTCCAGTATCAGCAAAAAAATTAAATTGGCCGTTTCCAATGGAAGGCTTTTAAGGATATATATGGATGAAATTAAAAAAGATGTATGGATTGCTGCACTAGCACGTGGCCATAATAGCAGTGTGTGTTTACTAAAGAATGGCGAAATAGTATTCAGCATTGAAGAAGAAAGATTAAGTCGTCACAAATACGACGGCGGCCCATTTGCCGCTATGCTAAAAATATTAGACTATACAGATCGTTTAGATTATTTGGTTATTGCGCATACTCAAAATTTACGCGAAACTGCTGGTAGGATTGACTTTTCTGGAGATGACGTATACACTGGACTAGCAAGGAAACTCGGGCTAATCCGTCGAAATGAAAATCCAACCGATCATCCCCAAGTGGTTGACTTTAGTCATATTCACCATAAGTTACATGCCGCCTGTGCATTTTATCGATCTGGATTTGAGGAAGCTGTGGCTCTAATTGTTGACGGTGCTGGTACATTTATCCCCTTGTCCATTAACAATGAGACTGTAACTGGTTGGGAAACTGAAAGCATCTATAATTGTTCATATCCTGCTACATTTAAAACAATGTACAAACATATTGGCGTTAGGGGCCCAAATGCCGGAGCACTGATTAAAGAGTTTGACAGTAGTATGTACGATGAACCATTTTGTAGTCATGAGGCACTAATTACTGATCGTGCCGGCATTACTAAAGTGTACGAAGCAGTTACCCAATACTGCGGTTGGAGTGGCATTGAAGCCGGAAAAACTATGGGGTTATTCCCATACGGAAAAGCCAATGATGCTATTCCTCCATTATTTGACACATCCACTGTGGCGCCATTAGCTAACAGAAATATTGTTATTCCTACATACCCAAATGGTGCTGTTATTAACGGAATGTTATTTGAATATCTTAATAATAGCGATATATACCAAAAGGATATGACCTATTTAGACAATCGAAGAGATCTTGCGTATGCGTGTCAAATACAAACCCAAGAACAAGTACTACGTTTGATTCGCAAATCGGTAGCAATGACTGGTCAGAAAAAGGTAGTAATTAGCGGCGGATATGGATTAAACTGCGTAGCAAATTATTATTACTTAGATCAATTACGTAATGAAGGTATTGAACTGTATATTGAACCTATTAGCAACGACGCCGGAACTGCTATCGGTGCCGCTCTAATGTTTTATAAAGGCATGGAAGATCATGTTAATGTTGATTATTCTAAAGACGGACTGTATCTTGGATTTAAATATGATTATTCTGTAGATGACGTTACTCGTATTGCAGCAAAATATGATGTTGAGGTAACAGATGCGTCAAACGATGATGTTGTTGAGCTATTATTGAACAAGAATATCGTTACATTATATCAAGGCCGTAGTGAAAATGGCCCACGTGCGCTAGGAAATAGATCAATATTGTTTAACCCAACATACGAAGACGGTAAAGACTTTGTTAATGAAGTTAAGCACCGTGAATACTTCCGACCGTTTGCTGGAACAATTCTCCAAGAGCATGTACATGATTGGTTTGATCTACGAGGCATGGATGATAGTCCGCATATGATGTATGCTGTAAACTGCCAGCCCGGTGTAGAAGAAAAAATTCCAGCAATTATTCATATTGACGGAACATGTCGTATACAAACTGTTACAGAAGAACAGAATAAACATTACTATGATTTGATTAAAGCATTCCATAGCAAGACAGGTGTGCCAATTTTGTTTAATACTAGTTTTAATCTAGGTGGTGATCCGTTAGTTGAAACCCTTGATGATGCTATTCACACATTACAACAAAGTAGAATTGAATACTTGTATTTGCCAGAGTTAGGCAAACTATTAAAAGTAGCTAACTAATGCGTATAGTTATAGTTGGTGGCGGTACTGCTGGATGGCTTACTGCCATTATAGGGTTAGCTATTGCGCCAGAACATACTTACACAGTTTTAGAAAGTACTAAACTTGGTATTATTGGTGTGGGAGAATCTACTACAGGATTCTTTACAGATTTGTTTCAAGACGATCTGTGTAGTATGGGTGTAGATCATGATGATTTTATGATTAAAACTGGTGCTACCTGTAAGCTAGGCATACATCATCGAGGGTGGGGGAAAGATCCTAAACAAAGTTATCTCGCTCCACTAGACGGGTCGTCTACTCAATTTGATTCTCATGATAGTGCTTTTGAATTTGCGTTAAAGCAGTTGCCCGTTGAAGATCTAATTACCATAAGTCACACCGGGTTTCTTATGAAACACGGGCTTAGTAATATGGATCGCACTGGTAAATTTACTCGTCACGGTCACGCACTTCATGTTGATGGTACATTAACCGGGCAATACTTTAAAAAGCATTGTTTACAAAAAGAAAATTGCCATTATGTAGATAATGAACTAGTCTCAATTAATATAGGCGAGGACTCTTTAATCTCAAGTATACAACTAGCCGACGGTAGTCAGTTAGAAGGTGATTTGTTTATTGATTGTACAGGATTTTCAAGACTATTAATCAAAGCTATGGGCGCAAAATGGCTTAGTTATAAGCCGTGGTTACCGACAGATCGGGGTATGCCGTTTTTAGAGAAGTATACCGAAGATGAATTACCAGAAGCATGGACTACTGCTCGTGCTCAGAACAATGGGTGGATGTGGACCACTCCGTTACTAGATAGAAAGGGTAACGGATATGTCTATAGCAGTGATCATGTAACTGACGAACAAGCGCAAGATGATATAGAGATAGCATTAGGTCGCAAAATAAATCCTGTCAAAATAGTTAAATTTGATGCCGGTCGACAAGATCAAGCCTGGATTGGCAATTGTATCAGTATTGGACTTAGTAGTAGTTTTTTAGAACCTCTAGAAGCAACTAGTATACATACATCTATTGTTCAAATTAAAATGCTATTTAAAGAATACATTTGTGCTACTAAGGAGCAAACTCTAAATCCTGGTATTATTAAAACTTATAATCAGCGATGGGGTAAACAAATCGACGATCTCAAAGACTTCTTGGTAATGCACTATCAAGGCGGTAGAACTGACACTGAGTTTTGGAGATATATCACTAGTGGGGCAACTCAAACTGAATTAGTTAAAACGCTGATGGATATGGCCCGTGTTAGAACACCATCGTATAATGATTTCCCAAGATATTGGGGAGTAGCTGGTTGGAGTTTATATTCGTGGGTTATGTCAGGACTAGGATTGTTTGATAATGTACCTACTTGTAATGATCCCGAATGGTTGTTTGATCAAGAAATTTCATATTTAGAACTTCAACAACACATGACCCGATTGTATGGAAATAATTTAACACATGCTGAGTATATAAATTTTATACGATCTAAACGTTAATAATTTATTTAATAAAAAAGCCCCTTAACTGGGGCTTTTTTTATTGAGTACCGTCTGGTTTTGGATATGGCTGTAGTTTCCAAGGATCAGTTGTCGGAGTTTCTCCGCTATGTGCGGCGCCGTGAACTTGTGGAATATCTCTTAATTTCTGTCGAAATTCTTCCCAGGCAGTTCTTAATGATTCTGGTATATCCGAAACTACTCTATCATCACTCATTGCTAGTTCAGCGTTACGACCTTTTCGAAATAGTTCCCAAGTAATATGAGGTTTTTTCCAAGGATACGGTTTTACTAGTTGTTCAGTTGTTGGATTGTATTGTATTTCCGTTGCTTCGTATGTATGATCCGGGACTGGATTCAATGGTCGGCGGTATACTGTTCCGTCTGGAAGCTCTTCTTCATATTGCGGAAGTGCTTGATGATCAGTAGGATCATCTGCCCCGACTAAACAACACAATAATGGATCGGTTTCACAATCAATCATCAGCTTGTATTGATCTAATGGTGTTGGATATATGTCGCCGTCTTCTTCTTTAGTCTTGAAGTGACAATTTATTAAGTTGGTTTCTTTATCAATAAAAATCCAAATTTTATCAGGTCCACTATATGTCCATTCTGCTGTTTTACCTAGATCATTTGTTTCATACAAATAATCATCGGCTATATCGTATGTAAAAGTTTTTGTTATTTTTGCCATAATTTTAACCGTATGTAATCGAAACTAAACCGTTGCCGCCGTGCATTCCTGGCCAGCAACTTCCATCATATGCTTGGGCACTTGTACCGCCACCGCCTGGGAATACTGAGCAAGGAAACCAAGCAGTACAGCCGCCGGTGTTGCCAAGATTCATACAACCACCAGGACCGTATTGTGGGCCTGACACTGTTCCCGCTGCCGTTGGGGCATGTTGTTGTCCATATTGTTGACACCATGTACTTGATGTATATGTTGATTGTCCGCCATGAATACAAATATCACCACCGTATGCGCAACAGCAATAAGGGTTTGCTGTTGAACAAGTATAGCAACTTAAATATAACCAGCATGTTGTATTACCATAATGTCCGCCACTGGCACATAAATTACTTGTACCATAACCGTTTACATAGCTAGTACATCCAGCACAACCAATACAACTACATGCTGCCGTAGTAGTACTGCCAGCACAGATAGTATATTGACAACCCGCCAATGTTGTGCTACATACTGTTTTATTAACGTATGCTCCGCTTCCGCCTGGCCATCCTTGCATACAACAACAAGCGCCAGCACCTCCGCCACCACCACCCCATATTTCAAATAATACCCATGTTGAGCCAGCAGGCACAGACCATAAACAACATTGTCCGCCATTTGCCGGAGTGTTTACGTTAGTGTTATATATTAACAGTTCTCTTGGATAGTTAGTTGACGCTTGTACCGGAATTGAATATAATAAAGTTCTTAAATCTGACATGAATGTTCCTGTTTTATTTGTATGTTACAACAACCATACCGCCGGAACCCCAACCACCCCAACAGCAAGGACCATTGTACGACATGGCGCCGCCGCCGCCGCCACCCGGAAATTGGTTTGCGTTACCTTCAGATGCCGCACAGCCCATCCAATATTCACCGCAATGAGTTCTTGAAATTCTAGCGCCTGCGCCAATTACTGGACCGCCTGGAACCATATGCCAAGCATCAAATCCGCACCATGATGCGTGAGCTGATCCCATAAGTCCGCAAATGGCAAAATCAGCGTTGCAGGTTGATCCGCAAATATGTGAAGGACAATGGAAACAACTAGCAATAGCCCACCAACATGATGAATCGCCACCTGCACCACCGCTAGCACATAAACATAATGCGTCTGGTGTTGCGCTGGCATTACATGCATACGACGGGAATCCGTTAGTACCTCTACATGGCTGAGTACAGCAACCTGAGCCGCCTGCGCAAATAGTAAAAGTTTGGCCAGGAGTTACGCGAATAGTTCTGCGGGCGTATGATCCTGACCCGCCGCCACGACTTGGTTGCATACAGCAACATGCTCCGGGGCCGTCACCACCTCCGCCCCATACTTCAAACTTGGCCCAGACAGAGCCAGTTGGTACGGTCCACAAGCAACAACGTCCACCATCGCTAACGGCGTTACCTTGGTTACCGTTATAGACTGATAGTACACCAAACGCATTTGTTGGATATGTTAAGTTAAATCTAGTGTCTGGAAAAAGGGTTCTTAAATCTGACATAGGATTATTCCGGAGTACGTGTACGTGGTATTAAATCTGCTCTAACAACGAACGGCTCGTCTGGAAAAATTACCTTCCATGGATCAACTCCAGCAAATGTTGTCGGAAGGTCTCTTAATTTTTGTCTATATTCTTCCCACGCAGGTTGTTGTTCTGGACTTGCAAGACGTAATTGTCGATCACTTGCCATTAAACCAGCTGTCCTTGCTTTCCTTAACGTTTCCCAATCCATGTGTGGTTTTTTCCACGGGTAAGGTTTTACAAATTGACCAGTTGTTGGATTGTATTCTATTTCAGTTAATTCGTAAGTATGATCAGGTGGAACATTTACAGGATGTCCGTATGTTGTGCCTTCTGGCAACTGTTCAACTGTCTGCGGCAAACTTCCGTAGTCTACTTCATTATGTACTATACTGATTAGCTCTGGATTAACATTTGCGTCAACTAACACTTTAGTCATGCCATTAGGCGTTGGAACGTCATGCCCGTTATCTTTCTCAGTATAGTGAAATCTACTAGATATTTTATTAGAATGATTATCAATAAAAATCCAAATTTTATCAGGACCAGTATAAGTCCACTCGCATGTTTTCTTAAGTGCGTCAGTTTGATACAAGTACGTATCCGGTACTGGATATGTAAATGTTTTTGTAATTACAGTATTTGTTGGTAATTCAGGTGTATTATCAGACATTGTTTCTCTTTCCTTATTTTTAACCGTATGTTATTAGTACTAGGCCGCCGGCACCCCAGCTGCCCCAACAGCATCCACCGCCGCAAGCTGATGATGGAGTTCCCATACCTGCTGGCCATTTAGAGCCGTTCATTGCGTCACAACCCTGACGGGTGTTATTATTTGTACAGCGTTCTAATCCAGTTCTAGTTGACATTCCGTATTTAGGAGCGCCAGTTGCAGCAAACCATTGACTACTAAAGCAATAGTTTGAATCTTTTGCAGTGCCGCCGATTGATGCGATACCAACATCAGGCAGTCTGCCGGACGCAGGAGCACATAAGTTACAACCAAAGTTTTGAGCACCGTTACAAATTCCAGTACACCCCCAGTAACCGTGCCAACAACCAACGCATCCAGTGTAGCCACCGCCTGCGCAAATTACCTGTTGACCGTTTGATCCACAATTGACCCAACTAGGAAACCCGCAAGTACCGCAATGGCTTTGAGCACAACAGCCTGATCCAGCTGCACATGTACAGAAATAACATCCAGCTGTAACTGTAAGTGAAATCTTTGCGTAGTGGCCTGTCCCTGGTCCACAGCAACCTAGGCCTGAACAACAGCAAGCGCCACCACCATCACCACCGGCGCCCCATAATTCAAAACTTGCCCATGTGGTTCCAATAGGAACAACCCAGCAACAGCAACAGCCGCCGTTTTGAACGCTACTGATGCTATTATGGTATATTGCTAGCTGTATTTGCTTATAGTTAGCCGACGGAATAACAATTGGTAATAAGTCGCGTAATGATGACATTCGATTTTTCCGTTATTATTTTAAGATGGTCCAGCCTAACGCAACGCTGTAACATAATGTAACACAAGCATTGTTAACGTTAATTGTTAAATCTTGTGCTAAGTTTTGAATGTTTGCTCCGTTTCTAGCAACGGTAATATTACTAGAACCCGAGTTGCCAGCTGCATCAATAATCTGAACTGTATCGCCGTCAATGCATGATGTGTATACTGGTAGCGTAATAGTTTGCCCACCGGCTGTACATAAAATACGATCGTTAATTAACGCATTATAGTTTGATCCTGCATTAACCCTAGTAACTGATCCTGCAGTTCCAGTTGTTGTTATATATCTTCCCATTGTGAAAGTTCCTTTATCAGATGTATTTATGCCGTCGGCGTTTCGATTCCCACCGCTACAGCATTAACGGCGCCGGCGCTTGAGTATACTAAGAGGTTAAGACCAGTCTGCATAACTAAACCAGTTCTTTCAAGTACCCCTTTTGGTAAAATTTCAGTATCGTATTCGATATATTCGTCTGTTAGGGCAGTAGTACCTATTGATAATGCTACTCTAACTGTAATTGCCGAATTTGATCTATTACAAATTGACAGTGTAACAACCGCAAATGTTGTGCTAGGTACCGTATAAACCGGTAACGCCGACCAACCTGATGTTGTAAAGTTTGCTGTTCCTAATCTTCCTGTTGCCATAATAATTCTCCGTTATCCTAGTAGTAAGAAATCCATTGCTAACGGTAAACCATTAATACCGCCAGTAAAATTCATTGTTGCTGTTACGTTAATCTGTACCCCAGTAGTAGTACTAATACTATTACCAGCAATATAGATAACACCTGCCGTTAGTGTATTTACATTCAATGCGCTTGAACCGCCGCCAATTTGGCTACTAATGTATGATTTAATAGCTTTTTGGGTAGGTACAATATTATCGCTGTTTGCGCTAAAATACTGATCTGTTGAGAAACTAGTAATAGTTGCTCCAGTTCCGCCTAATGCTACTGAACCTAATGTTAGTGAGTTCAAACCAGCTAAGTTAAACGCATCAGCGTTAATACTTGCAACACCCGTTGCTTGTTGTACAGAGAACAATGTTCCTACTGTAAAGTTACCGTCTTGGTCAGTACTTGTGTAGAATACACGACCACCACCGTTGCCCACAGTCTGTTTAGTAGCATCTGCCGGTTGTGTTGGGATTCCTGGATAGTTAGTGGTAGTTACACCTCCAGTTCCGATGCTTAAGAAGTCATGTCCTGTTAAACGAACCTGACTATACTTAATACGCATAGTTGTTACAGTAGTATGCGCAGGAGCAGTAATTGCCGTAAATTGAGGACTTATTTGGAATCTTGCGGTATACGGGCTTTGACCACCGCCTGTGCCTACATAATTGCTCACAGCAACTAACTTATAGAATGTACTGTCGCCAGTGAATACAACATTTGATCCAGGAGTTGGACTACTTGTTAAGCCTGCTACGTTAACATAGTATCCTGTTTGGAACATGTCTGCGTATCCGTTACCAGTAATTGTTGAAAGAGCAGTTGCGTATTGTAATCCTCTATTAGTAAATGTTGGATTTGCTATTGCTCCTATGCCAACTCGAGTTGACCAAGTTGCTGTGCTAGTTTGGTTAGGGTCAGTAATTGTTATTGACGGAGTTGTACTGTATCCGCTTCCAGGCTCTATTAATCGAATTTCACTAATTGAATTTGCTGATACTTTTACTCTTGCTTGCGTTGTACATCCAGCAATAACACTGTTTGCTGCAGTTGTTGATGTTGTTAACGCAACCCATAAAGGTACACCACTTGGATTTCCAAACGCAACGGCTGGCCATGCTGCCGCAACTGTTAGAGTTCTTGAAGTCCAGTTTGCTCCATTTTCTGATGTTGCAGCAATTGTAGTTGATCCAGTAGCTGTGGCAAAGAATAATCCTTGACCGTAACGTACCTTAGTCCACGCTTGACTTGTTGGAGTACCGGCACTTGATTGTACCCATGTAATTCCGTCTTTTGAATATGCAGCAATTCTGCTTCCACTTGCGACCGCAACAAACACACCTTTACCAAATGTAACACTTGACCATGTGGCTGTTGTCGGTAGTGCTCGTGTAGTCCAAGTTAATCCGTCTGCGCTACTTGCGGCTTGAGTACCACCACTAGCAACTGCGACATATACGCCATTGCCATATGCAACTCCGGTCCACGTTGTGCTTGCTGGTAATGCTCCTGTAGCAGTCCAACTTACTCCAGTAGTTGAATACGCGGCAGCAGTACTTCCACTAGCCACTGCCATAAACACACCGTTTCCGTACGTGATTGCCGACCATGTAAAGTTGCCTAGTGCTGTACCTGTTCCGCCTGCGGTCCACGCACTTGTTGGATCCGTAGTAAACGCATTTATATTATTACCTTGTGCTATTGCTACCCAACGACCTGCTCCTGAAGCTACCGCCGCCCATGTTGCGCTAGCACTTAACGCACCGCCGGCAGTCCATGTTGTACCATTAGTACTATATTGAGTAGTAGTGCCAGTATTGGCAATTGCTACGTAATATCCACCTGAACCAATACCAGTGTATGTAAAGTTTAAGATTGCTCCAACTGCCACTGCGCCAACTCCCACAGTAGCTACTAGTGTTACTGTAATTGTAATATCGTTAGTAGTGCTAGCGCCGCCGGCACTTGTTCCAGGAATTGTAAGAACATCACCAATTTTATAATTTGCGCCGCCACAGCCTGTCACTGCAGTATTAGTGGTTACAACATACGCAGTGCCGGTTCTAGCAATTGTAAATGTTGCAGCAGTTCCGCTACCACCAGTTGCTGCAACACCAGCATTTGATACACCGTTATAAGTTACTACAGTATCACCATATACACAATCTGTCCAAGTTGCACTTGTAGATGTGCGAGACGATGCTGTATATGTTGGGCTTGTAAATAGTATTCTTGGTTCAATAATATATGAAGATGTTAAATCTAATGAACTAGATATCGCAGTTCCGGTAATTACATGATCCCATCCAACAGCATTTAAAATTAAACCGCTACTGCTAGAAGATGTTCCTACTGCTACTGGAGTTGTTCCACCTGAGCCTGACGCTACACTAAATTGTGTTGAAGTTATTGTTGAACCAATTACATAATAAATGGTGTTTAGCGCAATTGTCGACATGCCGGTTAATAATGCGCCGGTTAATATCACTGGCATGTTAGCGTATAAAGATGATGTATCAGCTACTGTTAATAAACCTGAACCTGCCGCGGATATTGATAGTGGTGTAAAGCTTTCTTTAGCAACAATACCGGCTTTAGTACCGTTGTTATATGTAGTAAAATAACCTACTTGCCCAACACCAGATCCACCAGTAACTATAACACGCATGCCAACATACGCACCGGTAATACCCGAATCAGTTGCAGCAATAACAATACTAGTAGCAGTACCGCCCTGAGCAACGTTAGTTTGACTTACATAGTTTGCTCCGTTAGATAACATTCTAGATTCAAATACCGCGTTATCTCTAAATTCATTTGCTATTGTAGTTACGCCATACCCAGTTCCACTGGTGCTGAATGTAGCAGAATTATACATTGATCCAGCATTGGTAAACTCCATACGATAAATTTGATTAGTGCTGTCTGTTAAAACTGTGCCTACTAATGCTTGATAGTATCTGTTATTCACTGTTGCTGTAATAGGCACTTCATATGTATCAACACCTTCAGCTAACGAACCATACGTACCGTATGAGTTATTACCATTAGTTGCTCGCATTTTACCGCCAAGCTCAGCTAGGTATCCAGCATATGAATAGTACGCAAACACAGATACTAACTCAGTTAATGATTGTGATCCGGTACACCAAACACCAATACCATCACTTAAAATAGTGGTATAGTCGTTAGCAACAATAGATCTATTACCAGCACTGTGTAACGCACCGTCAATCTTCATACCAATACATCCAGTACCAAACATTGTTACGTTTTGAGTGTAAGGACTCTTTGGGGTAATCCATACGTTTTTATCGTTAGGACCGTAGCCTGGATCTAACGAACTGTATGCTCCGGCTGTTACTCGCTTAGTTCCGTAACTATTTGCTGCAGTTAGAGTTCCAGTTAATCCAGTTAATGTCATGTTACGTAGACCAGTACCGTTACGTAGATAGAACATGTCTGATAATAAAGACCCAGTTACGGCATTTTTATATAAAGTAGTAGCACGTATTGACTTGTAGTTACCTAATAAGGCTATATCGTATACTAACGCATCAACATAGTTTGCCATATCTCTCTTACATAACGTACTATTAAAACTATAAGTTACTGTAAATGATGTGCCAGATGTAGCTAACGCAAATACTGTTGCTGACCCTTGAACAGCAGTTAGTGTAAATGTGTTTGAAGCAGGTACTGCTAAAATATAGTAGACTGTTCCTGCTACAATATTTCCATAAGTTGCTGAGAATACTACAGGGTCACCTACAACAAAATTATGAGTGCTGCCAGTAGTTGCTCTGCTAGTTCCGGCATCAGTACTCACTACTGTGTTACTGTAAGTATAGCTTACCCAAGCAGTAGCTTCATTTGATAAAAATGTTGTGTTAGCACGTAAAACTTCGGCGCCTTTTATTGAAGTTACTACGTTATTATATGTTCCTGAGCCTGTAGTTTCAACAACATCGCCGATAGTAAATGATGTATTTCCGGTGTCGGCCGTTAGCGTTTTAAGAACACCACTACCGTATGTTTCTGTAATTGTAAATGTTGTAGAGTTTGTGACTGTTACGATCCAATATTTTCGACCAGTAGCAAGTGTTCCAACTCCAGCAGTGGCAAAGGTGATTGGCATTCCGGACATCATTCCAGCAGTGCTAGGAACAGTAATATTGCCGCCTACAAATGTTTGAGTAGATACAGAAGTAAATGTTGTTGTGCCAGTAATTGATAAAATCATGTCATCAATTGATGCGATCAATTGCGCAGAAGTATCGTATGCTGCAATTTTCTTAGCTTTATGGGCTATAAAATTTATTGCGCCACGTTCAGCAGTTGCTTGATTCGCAAGTACGTATTGAGCACTTGTTGTTGCTCTGTAATATGCCATTGCCGCTTTAACTGAATTGAAATTAGTACCAAACAATAGGTCGTAGCTAAACGCATCTACAATATAGCCAGCATCTCTGTAACAAGTTGCTGTGGTAAAATTCAATGCTTGATAATATTTGCTAACCCAACTTACTGCGTCAGATTGAATTTCAGTTTTTGCTGTTTGTAATGCGTTGTAGGCATTTTGTAAAGGTGTACTAGCCAACGCAATTGCAGCAGTTGGTGTCAGCGTAGCCGGAGCGGCGCCGTTGGTAATCCAATCAATAACATCTTGAATACGTGCTTGAGCAAATGTTGCAGCTCCTGCTGAACCAGCCGTGCCTGAGGTAACTTGTGTTGGGTTTGCTCCAGTGACTGCTACAGGAGTTCCACTTGACGCAACAACCTGACTTAGGTTAACGGTCCATACTGAGCCAGAGCCTGATCCGCTTACATATCCAGTAATGTAAGTAACACCAGTCAACCCCGCCATTGTTAGAACATGTCCAACCATGATAGTTCCAGTAACTGCCGAACTGATAGTTAATGTAGTCCCACTGATGTAACCTGTTGTACTAAATGTAGTATTTGGAGAGTTAACTGTGGGCGTAGTCTTTAAAACAATATTTGATATCAGTGTTTTCAACGTTGTGTATGCAGAAAGTGTTGCTGTTTTTTCTGTAGAGGCAACAGTCAACGCACCGTTTGAATAGTACGCACTACCGGCAATTAATGTTTGAGTATTCCCGCCGTAGGTCATATCATACTGTATCGCATCTAACAAGTAACCAATATCACGCTGACATGATGCTACTGTAATTGCGTTATATACTGACAGATAGTTGTTAAACAAATACTGACTAATGTATGCTTTAATGTAGTAATAGTTTTGTACAATTTGTGCTTTGCCGTCGCCATATCCTGTTAAGAAGCTAGTATTGTAACCAGTTGGGTTTGTAAATGTAAACGCCGGCACCACTGACAATGTGTTCTGAACAATAATATAGTTCATTAGCGATGCACTGGTTAAGATTGACGATACTGCTGCACTACTTCCAATTCCACTACTTTCAATGCCAGTAGTTATGTTTGTAATAATAGTTGATAGGTATGCTAACATTCCTAACTGAGCGGCTTTTTGTGCGCCAACTACTAGAGCAGCCTGCGCGGTATAATAACTCATTGCAGCTTTAACTGAGCGGAAATTAGATCCAAACATTAAATCGTATGTTAGCGCATCTACAATATAACCAACGTCTCTAGAACAAGTCACTGTGTTGAATACTAATACCGGATAGTTTGATTGTACCCATGCTACTGCGCTCGCCTGTATTGAAGCTTTTCTTGCTTGAACATCTGCAGCGGCTGCTTGTAATCCTGAACTTACCCAAGAAGTGCTTGGCGCAAGGGTAGCAGGGGGTTCACCGGTATTAATTGTAGTGTATATATCTTGGATACGTGCTTGAGCAAATGCGGCGGCGCCTGCTGACCCTGGAGTGCCGCTTACATCTTGTGTTAACCCGGTAGTTTTAGTCCAACCGGCAGTATTACCTGTAGCAATATTATCAATAATATCTTTAATACGAGCTTGAACTGCTAATGCTTGTGTTTTTTCACCAGTTTCAACAAATGTACCGAATGTATAATAAGAACGTCCTGCTACAAGAGTTTCTAAGTTGCCGCCGTAAGTTAAATCATAACGAACCGCGTCAACAATATAACCAACATCACGTTCACATTTTGTTTGGCCAGTGCCACCGTATGTAAATCCAACAAATGGAGCAATATTTCCTGCTATTTGAGCATTGATCCAAGCACTAACTTCTGATACTAA